TAATGTTGAACAACCTAACAGAGGAGCAGCGGCTAACCAAAGCCGTTGTCTCCATCATGGGGAACCCGAAGTACACGGCACTCGCAGGGGTGCTGATGATCGGTGACCGTAATGTAGTGGACGATGACTCCGTACCAACCGCATGTACCAATGGACGTGACGAGATGTATGGACGTGAGTTTGTGAAGCAACTCAATGACGCAGAGCTTAGGTTCTTGGTGTTACATGAGGTGTATCACAAACTGTTCAAGCACCTGACAACGTGGCGTCACCTATACGACCAAGACGCGCACCTTGCGAACATGGCGAACGACTACGTTATCAACATCAAGATCGTTGACGACAACAAAGATGGCTTCGCAACTATGACAGGCGCGTTGGAGAACGGATGCTATGACCCCAAGTATGCTGGCATGGACAGCGCACAGGTATACAACTTGCTGCGTGACGACCAAGATGGCGACGGTGGCGGACAAGGTAACGGTCAAGGTAACGGTCAAGGTAACGATGATGGCAACGGTGGTAGTGGCTCACTACCTAATGGACAGCAGCCGTTCGATGAGCATGATTGGGACGGTGCAAAAGAACTGACCGCCGACGAGCAGCGCGATCTTGCACGTGAGATTGACGAGGCTATCCGCCAAGGTGCGTTGGTTGCAGGTAAGATGGGCAGCGGTGGTGATCGTGACCTAGCCGAATTGCTACAGCCGCAGGTCGATTGGCGTGAAGCACTGCGTGAGTTTGTGCAGAACACTTGCACGGGCAGCGACTACTCTACTTATCGCCGACCTAACCGCAGATACTTGTCGAGTGGTATGTATATGCCAAGCGGTATCACCGAGCAGGTTGGTGAGTTGATCGTGGCTATCGACACGTCTGGGTCTATCGGACAGCGTGAACTCTCTGCGTTCCTCTCCGAGGTCAAAGAGATATGCGATACCGTACACCCTGAGAAAGTACGCCTGATGTACTGGGACACGAGGATATGTCGTGACGAGACGTATGACGCTAGTGATCTCGATACTCTCGTACAATCAACCAAGCCAGCGGGTGGCGGCGGCACTGACGTGACATGCGTCACCGATTACATTCGAGATGAGAGCATCAACGCGCAAGCATGTATCGTGCTGACAGATGGTCACCTGTTTGGTGGCTGGGGTCAGTGGACTATGCCTGTGTTGTGGTGCGTGATGGACAGCGGCAAGACCGCAGACGTTGGCAAGACAGTACACATTAAATCAAGGGACATGTAAAATGGCACTATACTGTACAAACTATACCTCATTCGACGGTAGTGGCTCACTACAACGATATCAAACCTGTCAGAGAGAAAGGGTATGGGACATCTCGCAATATCCGGCCAATCGGTGATCGTACACGTAAGCATGGGAGCGCATCGTTAAGTTAAGCCGAAACTGCTACGCACTGAGTCATGGGTATCACCGTGGCGATCCTACGTTTACCCACTGGTTTGGAATGGGGGGTAAGATGGAATACTATGCACCTATCGTGTGGCGTAAACATAGGGGCGGTGCCGAAAGCGTCAGGATTATGAATATGACAGGGCCAGATCACCTAAGCGAAACTTCACGTTACGACTTTATCTATAGGAATACACCACGAGGCTTGAATTTTTTACAAGGTAACGCACGTCAATACATCTCTGCGGGTGGACTAAACGCGGATAGGATATTCCTAGCCAAGGGCAAAACTGTAACCGCCGACGAACAAAAATATTATAACGAACACGCGGCTCATCAGTATAGAAATAAATGGGCGCAGCGTAAAGACGACAACGCGGCATTGGTGTTCACTAGAGACGACGATTATGGCAACTGGGTACATGACGAAACAACTGGGAAGGAAATACCTAAAGGTCCACAAGTAAACAAAGAGCTAAAGGCTAAATACAGGGACGCACTCAGGAAGTTCTTTGAGTGGGGTATGACTATGTCCCCCCTGCTACCTTTGGATCAGCAATACATCATGGGACGTATGGATGAACTGCGTAAGCACTTCTACCCAACAACAGGCTATCAGCCATGGAACCCCGATTGGTCGCGTGCGATTTTGGTAGACGAGGATCACCCCATGCGGTTACACCTCTGGGTCCAGTTTGCGTCCGAAGCTACCGATGGATACGGTTGGAACCCAACGTATGCGGTAAAAGATGTACAGACAAAAGATGATCTGCGGCGTGTCAGGGCGAGGTTCAACTCGTTCTTCAACAATAACGCGGGCTTTATGAAACAGTAGTGACACACTACGCAATTGGAGAATNACATGAAACTAGAACAAGTAAGAGATATGGGTGACCCGTCGAATGGTCAACAACCTATNGGNCTATTGGATTTTGCACACGAACTAACACAAAAAATGAAGGGCTACAAAGTCTCTGTGNCTAAGATGTCCAACATGCTGTACGTCTACCGAGAAGGTGACAACTACGTCATGGGTATAATCGGTTACGGCGACTTCCAAACTAGCGGCGATGGGAATGATCGTTACGCTGTGTGGTCACCGAACATAAAAAATAATAAATACCATTATGGGCTACAACAGAACATGTCCCTAGCGTTGAAGCGGGACAAAGCTGTGAAGAACGCCATGAAGTATATACGCCCGTTGACCGTAGAGCAGACTATGAAGCTGTCGATGCGGCAATGCGCCAGTGCAGCCCGAGAGGTAGTGTCAAAGATACGAGACAATACAGGTGAGGTAAGACGTGAGTTGGTCAACAACTTCTTTGATACGAGTACCTACTCAACGCCTAAAGCGAATGCGTTGCAGCGAGAACTGAGACATCTAGTCGAGTCAGGTTACGAGTTCTTAGACAAAGACCTTGGTTATAAACTGCACAAGATGTTTGATGGGCTGAAGGAGCTTGAAGCCGCGCGTGAAGTTGTGGACAACACGTTTACGTTTGTCGAGGCGTTTGTATCGCCAACAGGTANGCAGATGTTCCGAGTGCATGTTGATGTAGATACGACCCAGCGTTACGCGTTTACTATNCTTCCTGACAACACCTCTGTGTATGACCAACATAATCTACCGGATGAGCTGGCGGGTAAGCTATCTGTTTTGAGTATGCTCGAACCGGAGGGTTATGTCGAAGGCGTGGGCTTCCGCGCAGCCGATAACGTATTCTACGTGCGTGGGTGAGTGGTGTGGAAGTATGCGACAACAAGAACTATCGCGTATCAATACACCCCACTACCAATGAAGTAGATATATTATGTTTTGGTCTTGAAGCTATTGACGCGTCAGCTTTAGGGTTATATGACAGTATACACGACACACCTATGTGGGTACAGGAGAGGGTAGCTGTCTTGATGATGACCAATGGAACACCGCCGACTGAACCAGTCGAGGGCGTGGGTCGTCGAATAGATAGCTACACCTACTGGGTCTATCACAACTAGGTAGTGAGCCACTACCTTGGGGGCGGTTCGCCGCCCCTACCCACCCACCGAAGCCAGTTACTACGAGGAAGCCTATGACACCCGAAGCCAAAGTTAAAAAGAAAATTGTTGCCGTACTCAAAGAACATGGCGCATACTATTTCTACCCTGTGACGGGGGGCTTTGGTCGGAGTGGTGTACCAGATATAATCGTATGTCATGCTGGTCGTTTTATCGGGATCGAATGCAAGGCGGGCAAGAATAAGCCGACACCCTTACAGGAAAAGAACTTGCAGGACATCGAAGTGGCAGGTGGAATTGCGATGGTTGTCAACGAAGATAATATTGCAGATGTCAAGAAATGTTTGGAGGGAGAATAACTGTGGATTTGAGCAGAGTAAAACAACTTATGCTGCATGGAGTTAGTTTTGAAAAGGCATACGGTTTCTGTATGCAGCAGTTGGCTAAATCAGAAGATCAAATGCCTAGCCATAAGGTACAAGAAGCGCGAAGGAGGAGCGCCGCGTTTGGAGCTATGCGTCCTAGCAGCGGCGCTTCAGACAACCCAGAGATTGTTAAGAAAATAGATATGTTCTTACAAAACAAGATACATCAGAAGGATATAGCTAAAGTGCTGAAGATCAGTCAGCACACCGTCTCTAAAATAAAGAAACGCCATAACCTACCTACAAAAAAGTTGGACGATGAATAAAGAAAACGCGAAGCTGCAAAGCAAGATAGCTATTCAGCGCACTGAGATTGCAAGGTTAACCCAGAAACTAGAGAAGTTAACCAAAGAAAAGTCCGAACTACTAAGGGACATAAAGTGGATGAGAGGAGAACGTGATGAGTAAAGATGACATGGAAAAGATTTTGGATGAAGCATTCCGCAAGGTGTTTGGTGAGGCCAGCGGGCAGCGATCTGACTGAATGCTGGTTGAAGGAATTAAGTTAAATCGGGGCTGGCCTCGAATATATTTTAGACAGATATGGGAGCTAATACAATGGAATTTTTTACTGCCTTGCTAATATATTACCCGCTGCAAGACATGGATATGCGGGGTGAGATTTGGTTCGAGAACTATGCTAAATGTGAGCAGGTTCTTAGGTCTGATGCGTTGCTTGTTATCTACGACAACCAAAAAGATGTTCACATAAACTGCACTCAATCAGATCAAGCGAGTTCGTCTATACGTCCGAAGGCAAGGCCGAAAGGGCTGGGCAATGGGTGACGAGGCGTTGAACTTGCAGCAGCAAGCGGAGCTTAGGTTCCTAAGAAACGAAGTTAATAAATACGAGCGCGAGGTTAATCGCGTCGAGCAACACCCCAACGTGCAGCAAGACCTGCAACGCGCGAGGGGGGAACTACGAGAGTTTACCGCAAACCTGCGGAAACAAGGTGTCAATATATAATGGAGAATGACATGGCTAAGAAGAGTAAAGCGGATAAAATCTGGGCGTATAAGATCAGACACCCGAAGGCCACAACACGCGAGATCGCTACGGCTACTAAGTCGTCGTACAACTATGTTCACGCGTTGATGAGTAAGATCGGCACACCAAAAGAAGTTTTAGAGGGTGCTGTGTACGAGATGACTAAACACGGTATGCCGAAAACGGATTATAATGCGGATTTAAATCCGGTTGGTGTATCGCGTGGTCAAGTGCTGGACACTGCAAAGGAGTACGTCACAAAAGATCGTGCGTCTGACCACGGCAACATGGAGGATAACTTCAACACTATCGGTGCTTACTGGTCTGTACATCTAGGTGTGAAGGTCGATGCTACTGATGTAGCTGTGATGATGAACCTGTTAAAGGTCGCACGTATCAAGTCGAACCCGAAGCACCCTGACAACTGGGTAGATGCCTGTGGGTATATGGCATGTGGCGGCGAGATAGTAGGTAAAGGCTAATGGATGTATACACGCTAGATTTTGAGACGTACTACGACCAAGAGTATTCGTTGTCGAAGATCACAACCGAAGAGTATGTTCGTGATCCGCGCTTTGAAGTAATCGGCCTTGCGATCAAGAAGAACGATAAGGCCACTAAGTATGTTAATGATCCGGCGTTGATAGAGCGTCTTCTATCACACATAGACTTCTCTAGTAGCGCCATCTTATGTCACAATACGATGTTTGATGGCGCTATACTTAGCTGGCGCTACGGAGTTAAGCCTAAAGTTTGGTTTGATACCATGTGCATGGCGCGTGCGC